CGGAAGGGTGATTACAGTCTGGTATGGAAGGTTATCTTCAGCAGCCGCACTGGAATAAATGGTCGGGCTTATCGGTACTACAGCTTCCCCGGACGAATTGGAGTTTACATCTGCAGTGACGACGAATTGACGAAGCTGATTTCCTTCCCAGACTTTACCGGAGACCGGGTTACAGGCATAAACCCCCGCAATCGTGAAGATATCTCCCTTCTTCATTATACCCGTTATGGATACCTTCAGGCCATTAATGTTCAGAGAGGTGGCCCCTTCAGCCGTCGCCCCATTCATCACAGGGGTAGAATCTGTCGTGAATGCACCGGTGGTATGGCTACTTACGTTTTGATCCATATAGTGGTCCATCTGGGCAAAGTTACCCCTGAATCCACGCCGCAACATGGTCTCCACAATATTCGCCTGGAACACGGACTTCAATTCACCGTCTGACATAGCCCAGATTGCTTTTGGGGTCCAGATGGCACACCGCTCCATATCGGCAGGGACAGCTTCGTTATCCATCCTCTCTGCAATATCTGCGAGTACTCTGAAGGTAGAAGGTGTCGTCCCCGGTGTACCGACGAGGTTGTAGATATTCTTGTACTCCTCGAACCCGTCAGCATCCAGAATGTTGGCTAAGGCGATGGTTGCCGGGTTGGTGTATTTCCGGCTGAAATCCTCTACTTTCAATGTTAGGTCGTTTTCGGTAAAATCCAGGGCTACCTGAGCCTGAACGTCAACGGTAACGGTGGTGTTACTTTCCACTGCATTTACCTTATCGATAGCCGTGGCCTTTTTAGCCCGAAATTTGTTCGGAAGTTGAACCTTGACTGATTCGCCCTTCTGATACCCACCAACCGGAGTTCCAAATTCACCTTCATAACCCCGGTATACTTTACCCGCTAGAACTAAATTGTTACTCAAATCGAACAGAGCGCGCTGGGCGATCATGTCATGAGTAAGAAGTGTATTAGACATATTTTTTCCTTACAGCATCTTCCCGCTCCTTAGCCCATTTAGCCTTTTTCTCAGCCCAACTCATATCTTCTTCCTTCTTGGGTAGGGGTGAACCTCCACCCCCTGAGATGGTAGACGGCGGACTTGGAGCCGAAGACACTTTCTTTGTTGTTGTTGAAGTTAACCTACTTTCTATCTTTCCAATTTCCTTTACCTGCTGAATGGGAGAGAGGGAGGCTATCCTTGCCGCTTCAGTCCTGTTTGATCCCAAGGCGTGGAGTATATCTGCTACGTGATCCCCTTTAGCCGCATCAAACATTGTGGCGGTTACCGGAAGGGACGGGTCGAGAGCAACAGTATCAAAGTCGGGGTATTTCTTCCTAGCTTCGGCATACTTAGTCTGAACCTCAGCTACAGATTGTGTTGCCTTCTCCTTCGCCTTCTCTCGGGCGAACTCGGCCCGGATCTCGTCCTTCGTCTGCTTGGCTACAGCCTTCAGATAGTCTGCGTCACTGTCGAAGTCGTTGGGGTCCAGCTCCTTGGTGGGGGTCGAACTGGCATGTTCTTCCTGGGCTACGGGCAGTCTATGGGCCGAAGCCTCGGCTTTCCCCCGCCAAAATTCTCGTTCAGCTACGAGTTGACTGATTCTTTCCTCTGCCCCAGGTTTACGTCTTGTTCCTGTTGAAGATGACGGGTCTTCAAGGTCAGGGGTTACAGTCGAATCTGCAGGTGGCGGATCTGCAACTACGCCAGGGTCAGTCTCAATGACCGGGTTTCCATTCTCATCAAACTTCATTTTGTCCTCCATTGTGGTTTTCGAGTCCACCCTCGAATAGCAGGGGGATGCGCCCCCAGACGGTTAAATAGGGTTAACGTCCAATTATTTCCTTCACCTCTACTCGGCCGGTTTTGTGGTCAACCTCGTAGTGGTGATGTTTTCCTTCTTTAATAACTATGCTGGATTTCAGGGGTCTACCTTCATCCCTCATCTTGCTCCGGATAGCCTCTATATCTCCACCTCTCAATGTCTCTCTGTTACTGCCCACTTTCTCCTCCTTCCGGTTTGTATCCTGTTTTCTTTACCAGATCAACGATTCGGGCAAGTGCCATTTCATCGTCAGTCAACTTCCTTCGTTTGTCTACTATAGACAGTTTCTTCATTTCATTTCCCAGCGTAATCCCCTGAGCCTTCAGATTCTTGATTTGATCGTCCGGATTCGGGGGAGAAGGAGGAAGTGGACCCTCCTCATCTATCCCGGCCGGAAGTAGTTTCTTCAGTCGGTTTGCAATCTTCTTCGCCGTCGGCCAGTTTTGGTTCTCTGCAATCAAGTCCATAACGAATCGAGCGGATTCGGGGGCCGTGCGGATAAAGTCAAGCATACCGGCAGCAGCTTCATCCCTCTGAGTCTGGAAGGAAGGTCCTGGAACTGCAGTAACCTTATAACGCCCCTGAGTTAGGTCGTTAAGTATATGTTTTTCTCCTGTAGCCGGATCTACTACCTCCTGGTTTACCCGTACAATCTTCTCCTTCTCCTCATCATCAATGATCATTATATCCCGCTCAGTATCATAGATCCGGGGTATTAGGTCAATTAGTATAGTCCCGGCATATTCTATTGCAATCGCTAGGTTATCGTGGTAGGTAAAGTTGATTACATCCGACTGAGAATTTCGAGCGTTGATAGCCTTACCACTTACCTCATTACCCTGTGCGCCGAGGGAGGCATCCTGAATTCCAGTGGTATCCTTCATTTCATCGCCGGATATGTTGCTCTCCGTGATTTCCCCTATTGCAGTCTGGGTGACTACTTGACGGGCTGGGGGATTAACCCCAGGAACGTGATTATAGCGCAGGAAGGCTACATTGCTAGTGTTTGCCTTCTCCCACTCATCCTCGTATTCCTCGAACTGATCTGCAGTCCCTACGTATGGTGCTTTAGGGGCAAGGGCTACAGTCTCCGTTGCTGCTGTCCTGAAGTAGTTGTACATCCGTTGGGGATCTTTGGCGAATCGAATGACACCTCGGCGGTAAGTCTTCTCATCTATCACTATTTCCTCCCCCCACACAGGGACGATCGGAATGTAGTGTCCGGCCCAAGGAGTAGGACCCTCAATAATCTTCGACCCGTCGATGAGGTACTGAACTATCTCGAAGGACTTCACCGTCCTCTTTCGAAGAATAGTGGGAACTGGATTAAGAATATCTTCAGGATATCCCGAGCCTTCAGGGGCCGGACCCTCAACCAGAGTCGGGGGAGGGGCGGAAGCCGGAGGAGGAGGAGAAACACTACCAATAGGGTCACTGTTAGCCAAAGGACCCTCTTCGGGGGAGACAGGCCCGGCTTCGGGTGCTGGCCTCACGGGGGACTGTACGGCAGGTTCCAGATGGACGATCTTCTCTTCTGCCTGAAGACCAGGAAGAGCAGCCAGATATTCCTGCTCCTCCACCGTTCGGCCATCGGAGAGCAGAAGAATAACCTTTTCTTTTGGTTCCTTTACCCAATACTCGGCAACCCTAACGTTATCCTCCTCTATCCAGTCCTCCAAGTATCCCTCGTCGGGCAGTGGAGTAGGGGGGTCTAAGTTGGGCCAACGGGCCTTGTACTCTTCCCTAGATATCATTTCAGAGACAAAGTAGAATATGGAGTCGGAGCCATTAAGTTCGGTGGAGGAGGGGTCACAGTGGACCGCCATGTTATTCTTGATCCGCTTAATCTGTATTTCCTGATCAAAGGAAGTCTCATCAAGATACGTAGTGACGATTCTAAAGTACCCAAAACCGGCTTGGACTGCACCCTTGTGGGCGTTCTGGTATGCTTGAGAAGCTTTGGAGTTAGCCTCGATTGCCCGAATATGACCGTTGAGAAGTTTGCTGGAGTCCTCGGTGGCCCCATCACCCACAGGGACTACCTTGATGGCTACTTTATTTATTCTCCCTTCATTCACCACACGATTGGCAAAACCGGGGAGTTTATTTATGACAAGAGTTGGACGACCCTCAGCTTCACGATCAGCCACTACTTTAGCTGGCCAATGATTTCTCCCAGCAAGCATCTCCAAGTCATCCCTAGCCTCTTCCCTGTTGTCCCTTTCAGACTCCATAGATGTACGAAAGCGGGACAGGGCTTGAGTGATGATTCTATCCTTCTTGGGGATAGATTTGTCTGTTGTATCTAAAATGGGCTTATCCACAGGACTATCCTCTAGTTAAAACAACAATTTCCACTGCCCCTGTGGTTTGAGCAGCACAGGTAAATCTGAATTTATGTAGTATATTCGAATGAGAAAACCGAACAAAATCAGATATATCAATGATTCCTGGATCTGATCCGGATTTGACCACCAGAAGATCATCCCCGCTGACCGAATCGAGAACCGGGGACCAATTTGTCCCACCATCTCGGGTGTACTGAAGACCGACGGACCCTGCATCCATGTCAGGGAAATCAACCCCAACAAATACCTCGTGGGATTTGATGTTGAAAGATGAAGACATTTCAGCGCTTTGATCTATTGTTACAATCTGTGTTCTTTCCTGCATTGCAACCATTAGTTTCTCCTGAAGATACTTGTTGGATTAAGATTACTTGCCTACTTTCTACCGTTTTCTTTTAGACCATGTTGTCATCCATACAGAACCTCTAGACAATAGGGTTGAACCACCTGCCTGAATATCGACACCTGTCACATTCTGGACTGCTACAAGATCAGCCTCATTTCTGAGGTCCGTATCTGTCACATCCAGCGTGATTACATCAGATTCACCAAATGTCCCGGTGTCCCTTGTAAAAACCATATCGTTCAGGGCAGTTCGAGTCCAAACACCATCAATAGCCGTGCCGCCTACTTTAATGACCAGTCCGACTCCATCACCGATACAATCCTCTGAGAGCGTCAAAGTCGCTGTGGTAGAAGCAACAACAGATGATGATACTGTAGGAGCTATACCGGCAGCATCAGGGGTCATCCGAAGCGTTATTTTTTCCAGGATAAAATTCGCCCCAGCAGTGGCATCACCTTGACTTATCCTTGGCCTGTATGGATTAGGGATTGTGGCCCCTGGAAATGCCAGATTGGTTTTTGGTTGATTTGAATTACCAAGGAAATTAGCAGTCTTTGCTGATAAATCAACCTCTATACCTACGTGGTGGCGTTTCTTTTGATCGCTTTTTAAGGCATACTTGGATATTACGGTTTGGGTTGAAGCTGCCCCGCTCCTACCTAATAACTCGACATATCCCAGGCCCGTGCCGCCAGCGTTTGTGTAACTGATGGCCAAAAAACCATTTGCAGTTGTCCCTGGTCCAGTATCACCAACCTGAAAACGGGGGATAAATCCTACGGCAGAATCACGATAAGCAAACACCATGGACATTTCAATCCATGTTTTTACTGATGGGTCAAGGTCAGACGCATATTTAACACCGCTTGTGGATGTATTAAAATTCAGACCGGTTGCAGATGGAACAGGGGCATTTCCTTCTACTTCAAGCCATGCAGGCAACGCCGCTGACCCAGTGGCATCATAAACCAGTTTATCATGATTTCGTCTTAATATCGGGTCTGGTTTTGCAACTGTGGCATCAAGAGTAAATGTCGCCAGCATTAGGCTATTCCCCGCAGACGAATCAGCCCCCTGATAAAAACATAACTTTGTCCCGGAATATTCAATAGTTGTCGGCTGGCCGATTTCATATTCATCATAGGAGGATGCTGCCCCCCGGGACAAAACGAGTCGAGGCTCACGGGTTAATGTGTAACCGTCCGGACCTAAATATATTTCATATAAATCAGAATATCTGCTATCTGAGCTGTATGCAGGATTCCCACAGGGGCAAAGGGCCACATATTCTCCACCTCCAGCATACGTGATGCTCTGGGGGTCTATTTCCGTTATTTTAACAACCCAAGGTGATGGAGAGGTTGGCAGACTCGGGTCTATTAGACCATCCAACACAGAAATAAGAGTCCAAGCAATTGCATCATTGCTGCCCCAAATTGCATAATGAGGAGCATCCCCACCACCGAATAAACCGTATCCCACATAGGTGTAGGCCACGCCCGAAAATGGATTCAATCCCCATCTAAAATACCCGCTATGTGCACTTTTCCAGGGATATTCAGTGAGGGGTGCAGCATTGAGGTCAAGAACTTTGCCGCTGTTGGTTGCTATTCTGGTAAAATTAAGAGGCGCATCTTCTGCAATAGCGAGTCTTGTCACTTGGTAATCCGCTGCCCCGGTATCATCATGAGAAGTAAGGTAAAAATCGGTGCCAATTTTTACAATGTGAGGGGTTTCGCTATCACCTGTATCAGGATCATTATAAATAGGGTTGGCTGCTGGTTTTGTGGCAAAAGCATCAAATCTCCCGGCGGCGAGACCAACATCGTAGCTTTCCCAGTTGCCTAAAACGGCTGGATCTCCGACAGACCCATACATATAAATCCCCCCGCCAGCATGATCAGGTGATGATACGAGCGTTAGGGTCCAGGGCCAATTTGTAATTGCGGAGGTGTCAAAAACACAAGGATAGTAAAAAGGCCCCGTTGCACTACCGATACGCCCTACTTTTGTGAGGCTGAATGTCGTCATTTACTCTTTATCCCTCATTAAGCTGATCTTCAGTTTTCCGCATTTCAATCCCCTACACCTTAGTGTGCCATCCACCCGACGGGTTTACGCTTAACTCCTTTCTTTTTACTCTTCCCTACACCCCTCGTCAGCAGTTTTCCTTCCCCAGCTCCAACCATGGCATGCTCTGCAGCTTCACAGATATGCGACCAGAAATTCTTGTCAGGTTGGTCGTGGTACTTCTCATCTCCAATCACCTGGATACGCTTGTAGATGTACTTGGAGGATAGACCCTTGCGGATGACTTTACAACCCGGATCAATGATCAACCCCGGTTCACCATCGATCAGGCGAGAGAGGGGGGAGGCTAAAGCTTCCCGACGAAGTTGAGGACCACAACCCATCTGGGGCATTTTCACCTTTATCCCTAAAGCCTCGAAGATTTGGCCTGGGGTCTTCTTGTCGTTCTGGGACCCAATATCCCCGTGTGTATCCCCGTAGACATCAATCTGGTGGTCCAGGAGATTTTCCAGGATGTAGGGGAGGAGTAGAAGTTCACCAAACTGCTTCAGTCCTATATCTTCCGTGACTATTTCCTTGAAGAGCCACCACTGACCGTTGGGACGACGAGAGAAGAGGGCAGCAGCAGGGGTAAGACCGAAGTCCAAACCAATGACTACTGGATGCCTCACATCGGGGACAAGCTGGTACCCGGCGCAGTGAATGGAGTCGTTATACTCTGGGTGAACGCGCTTTCCTTCCTCCACAAACCCAAACTGATTACAGTAGTAAACTCGGATGTAGGAGTCAGTCTTCCCGGCCATACGCTTGAGGTAGTAGTTATGTCCCCCATTCAAGTTCCTGATATTCTCAGCTCTGGGGTTGGAGAAGAACTTACCCTGATGTTCGAGGAGTGCCCCAGGTTGGACGAAAAATACCCAACCCGCAGGAGAATTGGCCTCCAAATCAAACCACCAGTGGTCATCGTCCGGGGCATTGGTGTCGAGGAAGACACCACCCCAGGTACAGCCACTGATCTGCTTTCCGAAGTCATCGTAGCGTTTTGGTGGATACTGTTCAACTCTATCTCCAAGTACGTCGATGATAGCTCTCGGTACTTCTCTGGCTTCATTTACCCAGGCCCATGTTAGTTCGAGCGATAGCAGTTTCTTCACGTCATCCGGGCGGTCCAAGGCCCGGAACAGGACTTCCATCTCAATGTCGTTCACCCGAATGTGATGTGTCATCGTCCCATAGTTGAAGGGTCCGAAGGTTGACTCGGGGAACCACATGAGCCAAGTCTTGAGGGTTGTGTCGAGTAGTTCACGGTAAGTGTTCCGGACGACGCAGCCACGAGTCTTTCGAAGGCCGTCAGATGGGTCGGGGGCTTGCTGATTCCCAATGATCATCCCCTCCGCACACATGGCGGTGGACTTGCCAGAACGGACTGGACCACGGACGCAGCGATAGAAAGCTCGGCAACGGTGGAAACGGGCGAGAGTGGGTTCGGCTGTATAGGTGATTTTCATTTGAAATCCTTAGAGATCCTCCTCTTCAGGGGTACAACAGTTGGTTAGGAGTTCCAGTTTGCACCTTTCAAGTAGCCATAGAGTATCACCTCCGTCAGCCATTGAAGACGTAAAATATTCCTTTCCTTCCTTATCAAACCCGCAGATAACTACTGAGTCCAAAAGACCTAAAGCTTTAGATAAAATTAGATCTGGGGGAAGGTCTAATTTGGTTGGTCCACCAAGCTCTATTAGATCGCCCATTACCCCTCCTTCCCCTTAACGTCCGATGGTTCTTGGGGCCTCGAGTTTTCGTCGCTGGCACCAAAGTAGTAACCTATGATTGTAGTTATGGCTGTACCCATGAGAAATCCAAGAATTGTGTCTGCAATTCTAATGGCCTGTTCTGGTACTGGGATGAGTGTGATCACAAAAAAGTAAACGAAGGAAAATAGCATCACCATTGTAGCCAGTCTAGCTCTAAACTTTCCGCTAACCATTGGACCTCCTTACTGTATTTGGGTGTACTTGTATGTGAAAGTGAAGTCCCCCTCCTTTGACTTCGTGGATTTGGGCGACTAACATTTCCGGTCTGGCAGGGTCGTAGGACCATCTAGAGTTAATCTCGTTAGTTATACGGCCAGCAACCCCAGGAGGGTAGTCCCAGGATCGAAGGTCAACGGCCCGGACTGGTTGGGTTGAGTGTACGTCGCCGGAGTGCCGGGGTTCCCGGTAGCTTTCAGTTATAGTCAGGCCATAATCCTTCGCCACTTGCGAGATGATGGTGATGAGGAGAGGGGAGAATCTACGCTCCATAAGCCCGACGAGAACTTGAGGATCCTTGATCACTATTTCTCCTGGCTTAATCGTCATCCCTTCCTCCTATCATCGCCCCCCAACAGTAGTAGGGTGACCGGTACCCACCCCACCATCACTCTCCCCCTCCAGACCCAATATTGAAGCTAAATTCCACTTTTTCCCCGTCTCCAGCAGTAATCTTCACTCCAGGGTTGTATATCTTCGGTCTATTGTGCCGGAGGATGAACTGGAGGAGGGTATCGGAGTACTCTCGGATATCTCCACACTTCTCCCCCCGATAGAACACGGGTTTGTCCACTCCCACCACTGCTCGGCGGTATGCTTCCTCTTCCGCCAGATCGTAGCCTTCCTCTTTCGCCATCTTTATGGCCTGGTCAAAGTCGGGGTCCGACTCCCTCGCTCTCGCCAGTGCAGACTGGCTAATCCCGAAGACCTTCCGGACTTGGGTGATTGATGGTATTTCTTCAAGAAGCAACAGCATGGCTTCTTTTATTTCTGGGGTAACGGTGGAACTCATCGTTCTTCTTCCTTCCGTATGTTGTTGGTGTACTATTTTTACTGTAGTGCTCTCATGAAAGTTTGAGGTTGGGGAGGAACCTGAGCGGACCAGGGACTCAGTGGCCGGGGGTAGTAGCCTAAATCCTCCCCAGGGGTCTGTACAAAGCTTGTATACCCCCTGTACATCGTTTGTAATCCGGTTTAAAGGTGGGGATCGGAAGTCGAGGAAGATGACTACAGTCACCAGCCTCAAACCACCGACCACCGCCACTATCTCATCACCCATCTATATGGTGTAGCGGGGGGTATAATATTCTAGGGGTTGTAACCTTCCGAACACGATAGGATCCTCTCAACTACTCCAGGGGGATGGGGTGTCTCCTCGTGCCCCTTCCCCCCTGTCTCCGGGGGACCCAACGGTGCGCTTGGTTGCTGAACACTGTTATCGCCGGGTGAACGCTGTACACGGCTTGCCATCCCCCGTTTCGCTGGCCGACTGCTGGACGTGAGGCTGAACGCTGGTCCGTGCAAGAGACGTGCCACGGCAGACGGAACACGGACCTGCGGGTTGAACGACGATCCCCAAGCCGACTTCCGGTCGACTCGCTGAACAATAGCCCACAATTCCGAACGCCGGTCGGGGGGTGGAACGAAGGTCCGCGTCCGACGGCCCTGTTCGCTTCTCTGTACACGGCTTGCCAAGGGGGATTAGCATTCCTTGCCGTGGCCGGTGTTTGCCGATTCGACCGTCGTTCAGGGGGTGCGACTTTCGTTTCGCCTTTCGTCCTGCTGTTCTGCTGCACCGTTCGCCGATCGGCCAGAGCCATCGGCGGCAGCCTGCCCCGTGGTCGTCGTCG